TGTTATTAAACCGCGGTGAGTCAGGGTAGAAGCAAGTCTCATAAGCTCCGCTTAGAAGGTTCGAGTCCTTCCGCCGCAACCAATTCTATACCGACAGATAGTAGCCAGTCTATAAAAGAAAACAGAAGCCCTAAGCTAAGGTTTAGGTTTGCCAACACAAGGTAAACCTAAACCTTATTTTATTTGGAGAAACAAAAAATGTCAGATGGTGGAAAAGGTTCTAAACCAAGACCCTTAAGTGTAAGTGATCTAGAATATGCTACTCGTTGGGATGCTATTTTTAATCGTGATAGTGAAACGGATAAACCTACTCGTAACAATCAAGAAACTCAAGAAGTGCAAAACTTTGAAGTTGACAATTCTAGTAAATCTTTGTTATAATTGTTTTAATTAGCGAGTATGGGGGAATTGGTAGACCCAGGAGACTTAAAATCTCCCGCTTGTAGCGTATCGGTTCGACTCCGATTACTCGTACCAGTTAGGAATTACTATGTTAAAAAACACAGAAATTTTAAGAGTCAGCTGTCCAGAAAATTTTTATAATAAAGCGGAGTTAGCTACATCAATAGAACAAGCTTTAAAAGATGTACCTGCAGTACCTAGCAATGAAAATTATATTACAACAGTAGGCCGAAATGATCTTACTACTTTTAATGGAATTAAATTATTAGTAGCTTGGATTGAAGAATATTTGCTATCAGTTAAACATCAGTTTGATAAACCTGAAGCTAAAGATATAAAATTTGGAGTAGCTTGGATTACAAAGCTGTACAAAGGTTCAGAGGTTTATTGCCACAGACACCATCATGAATTAGATGGAGTAGCCGTATTTTATTTTAAAACACCCACAGAAGGTAGCGAATTAGTATTAGTAGATAATGCAATTGATAATAAGCCTGTTAAAGAACAAGTGCAAGAAAATTGTAATTTCTTTAATATTAAAACAGGTGAGTTAATAGTACATCATAACATGGCAAAACACGGAGTACGCGAATATACTTCTGACACAGACACTATTGCTTTAGTATTTGATTTTAATTATACCTAATAACACTCGGTTCATCTAGAGGCCTAGGATACCGCCCTTTCACGGCGAGCACACGAGTTCGAATCTCGTACCGAGTACCATTTTAAAAAGCACTTATGTTTATATTTAAAAACAAACCACTAGTAGTAGATGCATTTACTTTTGTACCTATAACGCACGAATTATTTCCAATTAAACGAGCTATTTATAGTTTACCTGATTGGTGGAAAAACCTACCTAATAGTTATGATAAACAAATAGCTAGAACTATTACTGTAAAAGATGGAACAATGAAAAATTGTTCTGGATTTAAAGAATTATATAAATCTGGTTTTATGTTGTCAATGTGGACAGATTTAAAAATTAATATACCTGAAGATTATACATTTACAGGTCAATTTGATGCTGTAATGGCACATCGTCCTTTACAATCAATAGGTTGGGAAGATTTTGTTACACATAGTCCAGAGCAATATAATAATGTATATTCAGATCTTGTTCACTGTAAACTTATGAGTCCTTGGTTTATAACACAAAAACAAGATTTTAAATGGATGTGGTCCGAACCAACTTGGAATACTCTAGAGTATAACTCAGATGTTAAAATCCTTCCAGGAGTAATAGACTTTAAAAATCAAAATCAAGTAAACGTAAATTTATTCTTAAAAAAATCAGGTCATCTATTAGAAATAGATGCTGGAAAAAGCATTGCTCAGCTTATTCCACTAACAGATCGTAAAATAGAAATTAAAAATCATTTAGTTACTGCTCAAGAATGGATACGTATAGGCAGTAACTCTGCTCATAACTTTAAATTTTTTAATGGATACAGTACCCTTAAAAACAAAAGAAAAGAACTAGAAAATGAAAAGAAATGTCCTTTTCATTTTGGTTAATAAATAGGAATATATGACAGAATTTACAGACTGGCTTATACAACCAAACAATGAACATATGCCTGATTTAAAAATAGGCGTAATTTCTAATGTTTGGATTAAACTAATGAAATTTAATAAAACAGGTGATTATATTCCTGGGCATAAACATACATTTAATCACGCAAGTATTTTAAGCGCAGGGTCGGTAGAAGTAGAAGTAGATAATAATAAAACAACATTTATAGCCCCTGCAATTATTTATATTGAAAAAAACAAACAACATAAGATTACAGCATTAAAACCAAATACTGTAGTAAGCTGTATTCATGGTTTGCGTGATGCTGATAAAACCGACGATCTTATTAGTGAAGATATGATACCAAACGGAATTAATCCTACACAAATCTTCAAAGACCCTGAATTTAATTTAGCTGGTCTTATTAAAGAATAATTATGCAGCGTTTAGTGTACTGGGAGCACCCGAATCTGTGAAATTCGTAGATATGGATCGAAACCATAACGTCTGCCCAAATATGGTCTTAAAGTGTTCACGGACGCACACAGCACTGTCACTGCTGTAGATGGGGATCGTTACCCCATAAGACCGCCAAAATATAGTGCGATGGCAGAGTGGTCCAATGCAACGGATTGCAAATCCGTAAAGTCGTCAGTTCAAATCTGACTCGCACTTCCAATAAAAGGAAATATATGGAATATACTTGTACTAAGTGCGGAACTACGCACAATAATATGTTTGAGCAAACACAAAATAATGTAATTTGGAAAGTATACACTTGCCCAAACACAGAGTGCAATTCAGTTTTATCTGAATGGGACAGAGAAGTAGAAACAAATACAGATAATTAAATAGAAAGAAAGCATGACAGATAAACTAGATTCCCTTTTAACTACAGGTAAACAATTTTTTACTAAAAATACAGGAAACGTATACGAGTTTTATTTGTCAGGCGAAATCGAAGAAGCTACTGAGTATACCGAATGGTTTGATACTATTCGCAATGCTCGTGCAACTGACACGGTTAAAATTTATATCAACAGTTGCGGAGGCGATTTATATACGGCTCTGCAATTTTTGCGCGTGCTATCAGAAACTGATGCCCATGTAATTACTAGTGTTGAGGGCGCTTGTATGAGTGCTGCAACAATGATCTTCCTACACGGAGATGAATTTGAAGTGACGCCGCACAGTTTGTTTATGTTTCATAACTACAGTGCGGGTGTATTTGGCAAAGGTGGCGAAATGTTTGACCAACTTCAGTTTGAACGTGCGTGGTCAGAAAACTTTTTGCGTGAAGTCTATCACGACTTTTTAACACCAGATGAAATCAAATCAATGTTAGACAACAAAGATATTTGGATGACTTCACAGCAAGTATTAGCACGAATTGATTTAGTATTAGCTAAAATGGCTGCGGAACAAGAACTTAAGGTTGAGCAAGAAAATGGCTAAAACATTTGGTACTTTAAAATCAAACAAATTAGATATGTTAGATAAATTAACAATTGGCAAATTTGCTGGTTGTAGAATATGTGATATTATTGCTGATGATTTTGAATACCTTATATGGCTAAACAAACAAGGGTTTGCAAATTTTACAGCTCCTGTTATGTCTGATCTACTTGCTCGTGCAGGATTTAAAGAAGCTGAAGAATATTATCAAAACGAGATTGCTCCTTGGAAAGATGAAGATGTCCCTTTTTGATTATTCAACACCCAATAAGCTAGAAGTATTATTATGGGCAATAGATGAGCATGGTTTTGTTCAAGTAGAAAAAATAAATTTAGAACTTTAAGCGGGATTGGTATAGGGGTTGTGCCCTAGTCTTCCAAACTAGAGAGACCAGTTCGAGCCTGGTATCCCGCTCCACTCACGAGTCGCGCTTGTAGCTCAATGGTTAGAGCAGCGGACTCATAATCCGTTGGTTACTGGTTCAAGTCCAGTCGAGCGCACCATGAAACACACATTTATACCTGATCCACTTTTAATAGATAAACGCAAGTTTATTCCCCATCCAATTATAAACCCAAAACAACCTACCCAGCGTTAAGCTGGGTTTTTTGTTTATAAAAAACATACTTGAATTATTATACTATTTTTGATATAATACAAGTTCTCCACAAAACTTTAACACAAGGAAACACAATGAAAATTTATTTTGGTGATGCTAACGATGACTTGTTTAGCGATGGTCTGTTTATGGTCAATGAAGACCAATACTACTATGGAGTAGAACACGGCACAGGCGCAGGTGGTATGGATGAAATTAGTATCTTTGATGGCTGCAAGCGTAGCGTACCTCTTCATATTGAGGCTATTCCTGCATTGATTGCAGCACTACAAGAAATTCAAAAGATTAATGAAGCTGTTAATGAGGCTAATCGTTTAACAGAACGTGCTGAGTCTGACGCAGAAGGTCATGTTTATCAAATTTGGGGAAATGACTACGAAGTAGCTTTTGACTCGGAGTAATCAATGGCATCAGTAAGTAAATCTAAACAAGCATATTCTGCTTTGTACAAATCTAGCACACGCTGGGCTACAAACAGAAAAATTAAACTAACAAGAGTATTAAAACAACAACCTAATAACGAACAAATTAAAGACGCATTAGCAAATATTAAATATCGTAGACATACTCCAAACGCTAAAACTGTTTGGTCACATGGCAACATTAGGCTCGCTAAATTATTCAAAGAGTTTACTGGTCGTGCTAGTGCAGATTTATTTAGTAGTAATCCAAAAGTTCAAGCAGGAGCACTTGCGTATCGTCCTAATTGGGAAAATGTGAAAGTTATCGAAGGTAAAGTTAGCTTTAGTTTGGGTGCTCGAGCACACGATTCTAAAGGTAACTTAGTATGGAAATAATTGAAATCTATCTTTTATTTGCACTGACCACAGGTATTAGTAGTTGCGTATTATTTTTAGCTCCTGCAGTAGCACTTGCTAAAGATACAGGCATAATAAATAGTTTTACTGAAAATACTTGGTTAAGCTACTTAACTTATATATTTATAACTTCAATAACTGCCCCATTTAGTATATTGCCTATTTTTATACCAAGTTTTGCTGAGCGTTTTAAAACTGGGCTTGAGCGGGCGGTGTTGGAAAGTCAAACTTAAAATTTTACATTTGACCCTAAATTGCAAAAACGGTATAATATATACTTAATTTACGAAAGAAAGACACAAAATGAATTTCATAGAATTTACATATACAAAATCTGATGGCTCTACAAGCAAGCGTGCAGTGATCCCACTTGTATCGCCAAGCGAGCATATCGAAGGCATTGATGTTACAAGCCTCAGTGAGAGTAACTTTGCTGATTTTTGCCGTGAGTTTAGTGCAATGAAAAATGACCATCACAACCAAGTAATGGAAAAGCTAGCACAATATGATCTTCGTCATAACTATCGCAAGTTTATACCAAAACAAATGTCTGATGTAACCACAGACTATGTGTAAATTTAGAACATGGGACAGCGAAGTACTAGCCGATGCAGTTAAAATAAGTTTACAAATTCGTGCTAAAATTGAAGAGATGTGTATTACAACACGAACTCCTCCTGATGATCTACCAAACAGCTTGATTCCCACAAGCAATTTATACAATTTAGTTTGTGCGTATGAGGCAGCTTATAACGCATTAATTGAAAATGATTTGGTAAAATCAGGTAATTTAAAAACAGATAAAAACATACATTAAAGAAAGCAAACAATGGCAACTTGGACAGAAGAACTCAAAACAAAAGTTATTGAGATGTACGAAGGCGCAGGTCCTACACCTGAATCTTCTACTGAAATTATCAAAGATATTGCAGAAGAAATTGAAATGTCGCCTAATGGCGTTCGCATGGTGCTGGTGCAAGCTGGCGTATATGTGAAAAAAGAAGCAGGCACTGCAACTACAAAAACAAAAGCACCTAGTGGTGAAGGCGCAAAACGCGTATCTAAAGAGTCCAGCATTGCTGAACTCCGTGCAGCTATCGAAGCAGCAGGCAAAGAAGTTGATGAAGACATTCTTAGCAAGCTTACAGGTAAAGCTGCAGTTTACTTCTTATCAGTATTGAAGTAATTCAAGGCGGCATTTTGCCGCCTTTTTTCGTTTTTAACTAAAGGAATAAAATGGCAACACGTAAACGTCCACTACTAGAAACAGAATTGATGACTGATGCTAATATTGCGAAAGTTATCCGCTTACTTGATCCTGTGGAAGAAGGTAAGAAACCAATTACCAAAAAAGATGCGTGTGCTATTTTAGGCATGAGTTATAATACAACTCGTCTTGGTACTATTATTGAAGAATATAAACAAAAACAAGCTCGTATCTCACAGCGTAAGTCACAATTGCGTGGTAAACCTGCTACACAAGAAGAAAAAGTTTATATTATTAGTGAGTACCTAAATGGCGAAACTGTGGATGCTATTTCAAAAATGACATATCGCAGTAGTCGTTTCATCAAAGATATTTTAGAAGGCAATTCAGTACCAATTCGTGTACCTGGATCAAGTTATTTTAACCCTGAATTGATTCCAGACGGCGCTGTTCGTGACCGATTTAAAATTGGCGAAGTAGTATATAGTTCTCGCTATGATTCTACAGCACGTATTGATAGTGAGCAGAAGAGTGATAAATATGGTTTTGTTTATCGTATTTGGTTACTTGCTGAACGTTGGCAACAAAATGCATATCAAGAGGCTGCTGAACTGGCTAGTCTAGAACACTTACGAGAAATGGGAGTCAGAATCTAATGGACTCTAATATACTATACGAACGACTAATTGAAGAAAACATAGACAAAGGTTTTCAGGTCAAACTTGTAGTCAACGAATTTCGTGATGTAATCTACGTTCAACTACGCAAATACTTTTTAAGCTATGAAGGTGATTGGGTGCCTAGTCGTGAAGGTATCTCAATTCCAGCATCGATTGAAAACATACACTCTTTACTATATGGATTGTTTGACATTTGTGCCAAAGCCGAAGGCAAAGAAGTTATCGAATACTTTTCAGACAAGATAAAAGAAAAATAAACTTGAACTGTCTAGTTTAAAATGCTATAATATATTATATTTTGAAAGGAACGGCTATGAAACCAACACTCGCAGTATTTATTCACGACCCACAATGTGAAACTGAATGTGCCTTGGGCATGATTGAAGGCTTAGTCCGTGACTTCAATATCCGAACATTTGGTATTGACGAACTGAATATTGAATTTTTGCGTACAGTAGATGCAGTTGCATTTCCTGGTGGTATGGGTGATGCTGATGACTTCTATGATATTTTTAGTGAAGATCACATTGACGCACTCCATACATTTATTGGTGTTTATAACGGCAAGTACTTAGGTATTTGTATGGGTGCTTACTGGGCAGGCCCAGATTACTTTGATATAGCGGTTGATTTAGAAATGGCGCAATACATTACACAACCTGGTGCAGATATTGATTACGAAGGTCCAACAGTTGCCGATGTAACATGGAATGGTAAACGAGAAACTATGTACTTTTATGACGGCTGTGCAATCCTTGGCAGTAACCCAGAGTGGGTAACAGCTAGATATGCTAATGGTGATGCTATGGCAGTTATACAAGGTAATGTAGGTATGATTGGATGCCATCCAGAGGCACAGCAGTGGTGGTATGATGATGTTGAAGACAACTATAAGTATGATTTCTACAAATATCATCACAAAGAACTAATGGCAGATTTTGTAAAAGAACTGATAACAAATGAATAAACTTGAACAGTATTTAAATTTAGCTTCGCGAGCCTACTATAGTGGTGCTCCGATCATTAGTGACGACCAGTTCGACCGACTTGCAGAGTCAATCGGATATAATGCTGTTGGTGCCAAGCAACACGGCAATGTCGAGCGTCATGTTTATCAAATGTATTCACTACAAAAGTATTATGAAGATGAAGATCAAAAGCGTCCTTTGGAAGGTATTAGCAATATTGTTACTACTGCCAAGCTCGATGGTGCTGCTATTAGTTTATTGTATGTGGATGGCACACTTGTACGCGCGTTAACTCGTGGCGATGGTACTGAAGGTCAGCTTATAACAGACAAGATTCTTAGTCATAATGGCTTAGTACCACATACTATTCCATTATCAGGAATTTACCAAGTTACTGGTGAAATTGTTGCTCCAAGTTACATTGAAAATGCTCGTAATTATGCAGCAGGCTCGCTTAACTTAAAAGACTCAACAGAGTTTAGTACTCGTGCAGTAAGTTTCTTTGCGTATGGTTCTCAGCCATGCATCACTACAACTTATCGTCAAGACCTAGACATACTAAAACAGTATGGGTTCAACGTAATCAGTGAGCCTGACTTAGACAAAGTATATCCTTGTGATGGAGTAGTGTTTCGTGTAAACGATAACCAATTATTCCAAGAATTAGGTTACACTGCCAAGCATCCTCGTGGTGCATATGCTAAAAAAGAACGACAAGTCCACGTTGAAACAAAACTATTATCAGTTGAATGGCAAGTGGGCAAAAGTGGCAAAGTCACTCCAGTTGCAATTCTAGAGCCTGTTTACATTGGTGATGCTCTAGTCAGTAGAGCTACACTTAATAATCCTGGTTTTATTGAAATGCTTGGTCTCCAAATCGGAGACACCGTAGCAGTAATTAGATCGGGTGAAATTATCCCTTGCATACTGCACAAAGTAGATGCATAAAATTTTTGGCTTAGGGCAAGAGAAATTTTCACTTGCTACAAGCAACTTATTATAGTATAATAGATACTTAAATTGATAAATAAACTATGAGAATCGAAATACCAACCGAGTGCCCTTGCTGTAATTATCCTTTAGAATTGGTCAACGATCAACTCTTTTGTAGAAACACGGCTTGCAGTGCTCAGTTAAATAAAAAAGTTGAACACTTCTGTAAGACTCTTGGTATTAAAGGTATGGGTTCTCGCACAGTTGAAAAACTTGGGCTGAGTGATATTACAGAATTGTTTTATCTTGACGCAGAACAAGTTGTTGAATCACTAGGAAGTGAAAAAGTAGCATTAAAACTGTTAGACGAAATTGAACGCAGTAAATCTGCCGACTTAGCAACAGTTATTGTAAGTTTTTCTATTCCCCTAGTTGGCTCAACCGCAAGTAAGAAATTGTGTGAAGTAGTTACATCTGTAGACGAGATCAGTTATGACACTTGCAAGCAAGCTGGACTTGGCGACAAAGTTACACAAAACTTAGTTGCTTGGCTTGAGACTGATTTCCAAGAGATGAGAGAGTTTTTGCCTTTCTCGTTTAAATCTCAAAAGAATTCCAATACGAATACTAATCAAAAAACTATTTGTATCACAGGAAAATTATCTTCTTATAAAACTAAAGCAGAAGCCTACAAATCATTAGAAGAGGCGGGCTACACACCAGTAGAGTCTGTGACGAAAGCCACAGATTATTTAGTTGATGAAGAAGATAAAGGTAGTTCAAAACGCAAAAAAGCCGAGTCTCTCGGTATTACAATTATCACAAACTTAAATAATTTCTTGAAAGAAATAAAAAATGACTGAAAAAACAAAAAAATGGTCTGACGAAGCAGTTGC